CCGTGGTGCCGTTGCCCACACCGATCCGAGTGTGGGTGGCGTCCATGGCCTGTCCGCTGCCGCCGGTGAGCAGCGTCATAAGCCGCGTCCACCCGGCGTTCGTGATCACGTTTCCGACCACCTCGGACACCGCGTACGGCCGCACCCGCAGCGCGTGGAAGTGGTGACCGAGCGGCTCGGCGAGGCCGGTCCTCCGCCGCACCCACGTCACGGCCTCAGGGTCCCACCGCTCGATCCGCCAAATCGTGGTGCCGCGCCCGGACTCGGCAGGGCCGGCGCCCACGGTCACGCCGAGGGCGTCTGCTGCGTGCCCAGCGTCCATCTCACACCCCGTCTCCGTCAGAGCCTTTCTTGTTCGCTGGTGCCCGGCGCGCCTTGTTCGCTGGTGCCCGGCGCGCCTTGTTCGCCGCCGGGCGGCGCGCCTTCGCCTCGGCCCCGCCCTCGCCCTGGCCGCCGAGGAGACCGTACCGCTCGGCATCGGACCGGCGGATGGGCTGGCCCGGCGTGCACCACAGCCACCGGGCGGCCGGGTCGGTGTCCGGCACCACCCGGCCGTCCTCGGTCAGGCACAGCCGGGCGGTCGCGGTCACCCACTCGCCATCCGGCTCGTCATCCCTCACGAGAGCCATGTGCTGCTCCAATGCGAAGGGGGCGCCCTGCGGGAGCGGGCGCCCCCATCCTCGACATCACTCGCCGTCGTCGCTGGTGAGCGTGACCACGCCGAAGGCGCGGGGGCGGTAGTGGATCATCGCCACCCTAATGTCAGCCCGGATCGCCAGCTTTCCGCTAGCGAAGAAGTCCGCATGCGAGTTGGACACCTGTACGTCGATGCCCCGCCTGACGGCCAGCTCGGCGAAGTTCCGGTAGTCGCCCGCGACGACCCTGTCCGCCGGGGCCGCCACGGTCTCCACCACCGGCACACCCCAAATGGTCATCGGCCCCTGGGCGCTCGGCGGGCCCCAGATGTACACCCCGTCCGTGGTGCGCATCAGCCGCACCTGCTCCCACACCGACGGGCGCACGAACACCACGCTGGGCTCGGCGAACCCGTCTTCGCGGATCTTCCTGAAGAGCTTGTAGATCGCGTCCGTGAGCGGGTCGCTGCCCTGAGCCTGCGTCTGGATACCCGCGACGTTGGCCGTGCCGAGCAGGTTCATCCCGGTGCCCGTGCCCACCAGCACCTGGGAGTCCAGGCGCTGCTGCAGCATGAACGGCAGACGGTTGTTGACGTAGGCCTCGGCCCGCGGCTCATCCTCGAACGTCTCGTCAGTGACCGGCAAGAAGACGGCGATCTTCCGGGTTGGCATCGACTTCTCGGTCAGCTCCAGGGCCGCCTCCGGGTAGGCGCCACCCTCCGCAACCTCAGCCGCCGCGTTGGTGAACGTGGTCTCCTCCATGTAAACCACCGACGCCTGCGACGTGGGGGTCTGCGGGATGTGCGTGACCACCTGCGGGGCCGGCCGAGTCGGGAACAGCTCCACCCGCCCAGTCCGCGTGCTCTCCGGCTCCCACGACCCGGTGCTGAACAGGTCCTTCAGGTCGACATCCAGGGTCACCGCCGGGCTGCCACCACCCGGCCGGTACCCCTTAAACGCGGCCGATTCGACGAACAGGCGGCCGATGCTCTTACGGGCGCGACCGGTGGGCTCCCCCGCCCCGCCACGGGCGCCATCGCCCGGCTCGACGCCACCCTTCCGCTCAGCCTCCCGGGCCTCCGCGGCAGCGCGAGCCACCACCAGCAGCTCGTCCACCCGGGCCTTGGCCTCGTCGATCTCCTCATTGAGCTTCCGGATGTGCTCGACCTTGGCGTGAGTGTCACCCGAGATGCTCTTGACCCGGGACATGTCGTATTCGGGCCCGGCCTCGCGCAGGATCGCCGCGAGCTCGTCACGCTTGGCGTTCAGCGCCTCCCGCGCCTCCTTCAGAGCCGGGAACTCAACAATCCTCTCGGTCTCCATGACCGTCATGGCTCTACTCCTCGAACTCAGACTCCCTGGATGCGGGCGATCGAGGCAGCGACCAGTGAGGCGATCTCCTCATCGGTCAGCTCCTCCTCGCCCAGTGGCGTGTTCAGCAGGGATTCCAGGCGCTTCAGCTCGTCGGCGATCCAGCCCATGAGCTCAGCGGACGAGGGCGCCAACCCCCTGCCCTTAGCGCGCCGGAGAGCCACGACTTCAGCGGCGCGGTCAACGAACGCGGACACCACGGCCAGGGCGTGGTGACCCTCTTCTGCGAACTTCATAGGGCCGCCCGGCTGCGCGCGCAGCTCCGGCGGCTCCCGGTCGGCGTCCCGCAGGTGCGCCGCCAGGTGCCGGTACACACCCTCCCGGTCCTCCGGCGGGATGTCAGCGCCGCCGCGGGCGCCGTTAAGGATCGCGATCCCGGCCAGGCATGCGCGGATGTTCGCGGGCCCGTTCACCCCGTGGTGGTGCGGGAACTTGTAGGAGCTCTTGGCCTCAGGGTCGCCGTTCTCGTCGACCCAGGCGAACACGGTCCGAAGCTCGGACGGCCTGGCGTCGTTCGGGATAGCCGCAACCGTCCGGGGACCGTCCCACATGCGGGACACCACCGGCGTCTCATGTGGCGGGATCGCGCGTTTACGGCCGTGCGGCACCCGCACACCCGCCGCCTTCGCCGCCAGGGTGCGCACCCCCACGCCGGCGCCCACGAGCACCGGAGACACCTCGTGCACGCGCACCCGCTCCAGGAACCGCACCTGACGGCCCTTGAACTCGCCGAAGCTCTGCTCGATCACGTCGAAGCCGTACGACCACTGCCCGAGGTCACCCAGCTCCTTCACCACGGTGAAAGTGTCCCGGCCAGCCTGGGTTTCCATGAAGAACTGGCCCTCGAGGATGGCCTGGGTGTCCGTCTGCCGGATGCGTGCCTTGCCGACCGGGAGCGCGCCCTGCCACGAGGCGTGGCCGTAGGCGGAGATCGGCACCTCCACGCCGTCCTCGAAAGCGCCCGGCCGGGTCACGTCGCCATCGGCGTCCACCACGTTGAAGGTCGAGAAGATTGCGGTGACCTCGCCCCGGTCCGCGTTCTTGATCGTGACGTTGAAGCTCTTGGTGTTCATCTCACTGCTTCCTCGGCTTCGGCTTCGCCGGCGGCCAGCTCGGGAACGGTGGTCGTGGGAGGCTGCAACTGGACTGACAGCAGGCCCGTGTGCACCAGGAGGCGTTCGTCCTCGGCAAGGGTGGCGGCGATAGCGCTCTCCGCGGTGAACCCCTCACGCACCAGCTGGGCGATCGTGCGCGCCCGGATCTCAAAGATCTGCGCGGCGTCGCGGGCGTCCTCGCGCAGGAACGACACGTCCCGGTCGTCATACCAAAGCTCGGCATCCCCGGGCACGTTAATGATCGTGGACAGTGCGCCCACCGCGCTGCGCCACAGCGGGCGCAACGTGCCGTCCGCAAACCTGCGCCTGGCCTGCCCGTAGTTGCCCGCGTTCAGCGAACTGCCCTGCAGGCCTTCGGAGAACCCGACGATGGCGGCGGGCACGCCGGCGGCCGCGGCCAACCGGGCCTCGCCGAGCGCCTGCACCGCCTTGTAGTCCAGGTCCCTGAGGCTGAACGTGAGAGGAACCACGTCCGCGCCGCCGCCCAGGTAGAGCGTGCTGTACGCCCGATCGACGCCCCGGTGCTGTTCGTCCATCAGCGCCTTGAACCGCTGGAACATCTCCGGCGTGACGCTCGCGTCGAGCTTCACCGCCAGACGCGGGGTGGCCGCATTCTCGAAGAACGCCAGCTTGTGCCGGGTAGCGGCCAGATCAGCCCCGATGTCCCGCAGCACCGGGGTCAACCACGACATGCCCCGCCACTCCGCGACCGGGTCCGGGATCGGCGCCCAGTGCACCACCTGATCCGGCAGCAGGAACCACTCCCGCTCCGACCCAGGCGGGTGGTAGTAGTAGCCGATCACCTCCGCGTCCAGCGCCCGGCCGTACAGGTCGGGGTCCTCGCGTGACCCGGAGACGATCGTCACCCAGTCCGGGCGCAACCGGCGCAACCTGTCGCCGACGCGAGCGATGTACGCGTTGCCGGCCAGGTCCACGTCCAGGAGCATCCGCGCCAGCAGGCTTTGAGTGGTCCCCCCAGGCCAGGGCCGCTCGAAGATGGCCAGCTCCTGGGTACCAAACAGGTCCCCAGGGCGGCCGCCCCTGATCCGCCGGAACAGCAACCGGGCCTCGCTAAAAACGGCCATACGCACGAAAACGAGTGCCGCGATCGGCCCGGAGCGCTTATAGATGCGGCCGACGTACCCTTCGAAGTCGTGCTCCAGCTGCTCGCGCTCGGTGGTCAGCGACGACGAGGACAGGAACGGCCACCGCAGCCGGTCCAGGTCCCAGAAATTGGGCTCAGACCACGACTTCCGGGCACGCTGGCCGCGGCCGCGGTGCACCGCCGCGACGCGCTCCAGCAGCCCCATCAGCCCTCAACCCCGCCCTCACTCTCACGCCGGGCGGTGGCGGCCTGCCAGCCCGCAATCACGGCACTCCAGACGTAGGCCAGCACGAGCCATGCCCTGCCCGCCAGCCAGCCGAGCACGAACGGGACGGCCAGCAGGACCGTCAGCAGCACGCGGCGGGGGTCCGCCGCGTGCGCCCGCTCCTCGATCCGCTCTATCGGCAGGGTCAGCGCCATCTCCGTCCTCTCACGCCCATACCGCGAACGGCTCGACCGGCCGCTCAGGCTCATCATGCCCCTTGGTCGCCAGCCCCCACAGCGCAAGCGTCACGGCCACCAAAGGGCTGATGTCCACGGCCGTAGCCAGCGCGTCCCACGCCCGGCCCTGCCCGAGCCGCCGCGTCACCGCGCCCGCCACGGCCACATCCAGCGCCGGGTGCGGCATCACGCGGACCGTCGGCTCGCCGCCCTCGGGCATCACGCCGTCGACCAGCTGGCCCCAGGCGTGAGCCACGTCGCGCGCGGCTGGCTTGGTGACCTCCAGCCCGGCCGCCTCCAGGTCCGCGATCAGCGATCCGGCCGGACTGCCCGCGTCCACCACC